AACAAGCAGAAAATGGTCCACCAATTTATGTTAACAAAGAAGCCGGAGAAGCAGGTGGCGACGAAACAATTCCTCAAAATGAATTGCTACGCCTTAGAACTAGAACCGGACATCAAATATTACTACACAATTCAGAAGATTTAATTTATATTGGAAATGCTAGAGGAACAGCATGGGTTGAATTAACAAGTGACGGAAAAATTGATATCCATGCCCAAGACAGTATTAGTATAATGACTGAAAACGACTTAAACATCACAGCAGAACGTGATGTCAACATCGAAGCAGGACGTAATATTAATATGAAAGCAACTGCACGTTATAGCAAAGGTGCTAAATTTGATGCACGTGGTCTAGAAAGTGGCAGAATGCAATTCGAAACTCAATGGAATTATAATTTAAAAGTTTATGAAGAAGATTATAAAATTTGGGTTAAAAGAGACAAGCATGAATATATTCTAAGAGACCATTATATTGATAATGATAGATTTTTCCATTTACAAAGTGGCGAAGATAATAGGCTTACAACTGAAGGGTCTACCCATATACTAAGTGCAAGAGAACACAGAGAAACTGCAACATTTATTCATATGAATGGCCCTGCCGCAGCACCAGCAGCACCAGCATTAGAAGTTATTCCGTTACCTACAATAACACTGCCTTATGTTTTTCCGGGTAGTACAATTCCAGTTACATACGAAAGTATACTAACAAGAGCTCCACAGCACGAACCTTGGCCGCACCACGAAAACATGAATCCACTAGCATATAAAAAGCCTGAAACTGATAGAGAAGCCCCAGGAGGACTCCCTGCATCTGATATTATTATAACTCCAGATACATTTGCTAAAAACAAAGCATCTAGAGTTTGTAGCGTTTACGTTCAAGGCTCTGGCGGCGGCATAAATTCTGGAAACGTTGATAGTCGTGCAGGTGGTACAGGTTCAGGAACAGGGCAAGTACCTAGAAGAGACTATAATTCAAATGTACAAATTCCAGAAGATGGAAACTATCGTCTAGGAACATTGTCAGCAGCATACGAATCAGGAAGAGATGGCCCGCTTGCAGTTGGTTGGGACAGCACAGGCGGCTGGAGTTACGGACAATACCAACTTGCTGCAAATACCGGTGCAATGGGAGAATATATTGGTTGGGCACAATCAAATGCTCCAGCAGTTTATGAAGCACTTACAAGAGCCGGCGGAGACTCTGCTGCAAGGAATGGCAGTGATACATTTAAGCAAACATGGCAAACTGTTATGACAGATGCCGGCGCTGCTGAATCTCAGCATGAATATATTGCACAAAAATACTGGGGCGGAGGCATAAGATCAATTAGAAATAGAACAGGTGTAGATTTGTCGGATAGATCACCAATAGTTGGTGATGTTATTTGGAGTACAAGTGTTCAACACGGTCCTGGCGGCGCAGCAAAAATATTTGAAAGAGCATTCCAAACACTTGGCACACAAAATCCTAGCGATTCTGCACTTATTGAAGCAGTGTATAATGAAAGAGGTAGAGATAATGGTAATGCATACTTTGGCAGAAGTACACCAAGTGTAAGAGCAAGCGTAGTTAACAGATTTAGAAATGAAAAAGCAGACGCACTTCGCTATCTTGCACAATACACTGAATCACAGGACCGCCCAGTCCTCGCACAAGGACAAGTAGTGGATGACACCACTCCAACAGTAGGTTAAATACAGTATGAGCGAATTAGAAAAACAGTTATATAAAAGGGTAAATGTTCCGGCAAAGCCTAAAACTGAAAGTACAGGCCGTGCTTACAGAGGCTTTTCTACGGTTGCCCAAGAAACTAACGATTGGTCTTTGTACGACTTTGAATTAGTTAAACAAGATCTTCTAAATCACTTCCATATACGTCAAGGGGAAAAATTAAGTGATCCAACATTTGGGTGCATTATATGGGATTTATTGTGGGAACCTTTTACAGACGACATACGAACTTCAATAATTAACAACGTAACTTCAATTGTTAATTACGATCCTAGACTACAGGCTAGTGAAGTCATTGTAGATACTTTTGAACATGGTATACAAGTACAAGTAACCGTTACTTTTATAAATTACAATATTTCCGAAACACTAAAATTTAAGTTTGACCAAAATATTGGTTTAAATTAAATGCTAGGTTAATGCAGCAGATAAATATCATAGTACAGAAGGAAATGCCATGTCATCTACAGATAGACAGTCAAGATTATTAGTAGCAGAGGACTGGAAACGAATTTATCAGTCCTTTCGTAATGTAGATTTTGAAAGTTATGATTTCGACAATTTGCGTCGAACAATGATCAACTATCTACGTCAAAATTATCCAGAAGATTTTAACGATTATATTGAATCAAGCGAATTCCTTGCGCTAATTGATATGATTGCCTTTTTAGGCCAAAACCTTTCCTTCCGTATTGATCTTAATGCAAGAGAAAATTTCCTTGAAACAGCCGAGCGTAGAGAAAGCATTTTACGTTTGGCACGTATGCTTGCTTATAACCCAAGACGTAATCAGTGTGCAAACGGCTTACTAAAAATTACAACAGTTAAATCTACAGAAAACATATACGATTCAAATGGTCTTAATCTAGCAACTACAACAGTTAAATGGAATGACCAGACAAACAGTAACTATTTTGAACAATTTATCAAAATATTGAATTCAGCTCTACCTGTACAAAACACTATAGGTAATCCTTTAAAACAAGCAACTATAGCAGATGTTGTAACACAAAAGTATAGAATAAACGGAACTAATACAAAGCAAGCAATTTATCCTTTTACTAAGCGTATCGAAGGAAAAAGCACACGTTTTGAAGTGGTAAGTGTAGACATACAAAATGATGCATTAGTTGAAGAAGCACCACTTCCAGGTATAAGTCCAGCATTTTTATTTAGAGATGATGGACAAGGTGCTGCAAGTGCAAATACAGGATTTTTTATGCACTTCCGTCAAGGTAAACTTGAAGAAGGAACCTTTTCAATTACAAATCCAACACCCAATCAAGCAGTTACAATTGACTCTGAAAATATTAATGATACAGACGTTTGGTTATATAGTGTTGACAGTGTTGGAATTGAAACAATACCTTGGACAAAAATAGACAGCGTTGAAGGCAACAATATCATTTATAATAATCTTTTCCAAGGAATTACAAATGTATTTGCTGTTAATACTAGAATAGGAGACAGAATCGGTCTAGTGTTTAGCGACGGAGTATTTGGATCGTTACCAAGTGGAAATTTCAAAGTCTATTATAGAACTAGTGCTAATAGAGGAATGGTTATTTCACCAACTTCTATGCAAAGAATTAATATAGATGTTCCTTACCAATCAAGAAACGGAACACTAGAAACCCTTACAATAGGACTTGAATTAAGATACACAGTTGCTAATTCATCTCCAAGTGAAACTAATGACGAAATTAAATCAAATGCACCTGCAACCTATTATACACAAAATAGACTTATAACTGGTGAGGACTATAACATAGGGCCATTAGCAATAAGTCAAGATATTGTTAAAACAAAAAGTGTAAACAGAATTAGTTCAGGAATAAGTCGTTACTTTGATTTAAAAGATACAAGTGGAAAATATAGCAATACTGACTTGTTCTCTACAGACGGAGTCATTTACAAAGAAGAATTTGAAGAAAAAACTAAATTTAGTTTTAACACACAAAGTGACATTGAAGGGGTTATTAATAATACTGTAGAAAGCATTATAACAAGTGCTTACGTAAGAAACTTTTATCTTAATAATTTTCCTCGTACAATTATTAGTGATCTAAACGTTAAATGGCAAGAGGCTACTAGCGCAAACAATTATTATACAGGTAATGTAAAAGATATTGATGACGTTTTAGTACAAGTTGGTTCATTTACAGGTAATAGTTTAAGATATATTGAAGAAGGTGCGCTAGTCAAATTCGTACCTCCTACAGGTTACTATTTTGATTCTAACAATGAATTACAGTTAGGCTCTGCAACTAAAAAAGGTACAAAGGAATATATTTGGTCTAAAATTGTAAGTGTACAAGATGATGGAACTAATATCGATGATGACGGTTTTGGAGCCATAATTATAACAGATTACATACCAACAAATTCAATACTACAAGAAATAGTTCCAAAGTTTAATCGAACAATTAACAATGACTTAAAAGTACAAATTATTGACCAAACTTTTGAATATAATGATTTTGCTTTAAGATATAACACCGGAGATAGAGAATGGAGTTTAATCTTAGCAGAAGACATTAATACAACAAATGACTTTGCTGTTGGTAAAACAGGTGATACTAGCGGTCAAAATCTTGATGCTAGTTGGTTACTTAGATTTAAAACCGACGGCGATACTTACGAAATAACATATAGAAATTTAAGATTTGTTTTTGAAAGTGATACAGAAATTAAATTCTTCTTTGATAGTGCTGACAAAGTATATGACACTAAAACAGGAAAAACTTATAGAGATCAAATTAATGTATTGAGTATTAATACTCAGCCTGGATTAACAAGTGCGTATAATCGAGATTTTAACTGGACTATCCAAGATGCTTATAGAGACGTAGAAGGCTATGTAGATACTAAAAAAATTATTGTCAATTATCTCGACAGTGACGACGATGGTGTTGTTGACGATCCAGAACTTTTCGACAAAATTGTTGATTATGATAATACTTCAGTTGCAAATGAAGACAAGATTATTTTCCAAGAAAGATATTACACATCAGATAATGTAGAAAATTATAGATACTTTGCAAATGATAATAATACTATTCTTATTGTTAATAACGAAGCAGCAATTGGTCCTTACAGTTCACGGGAAGAAGGACAAATATTCTATCTTTTAGAAGAAAAAGTTTTTAAAAAATTAAACAAAGCATTGAATAACACTTCTTTGGTAATTGATTACAAAGCATACGAAGGTAGATCTAATTTAAAATTCCACTATGCGCATGTTGCAGATAGTAACTATAGAATCGATCCTGCTGTAAGTAATATTATTGATACTTTTGTTTTAACTAAAAGTTATGATACAAGCCTTAGAAGATGGTTAAAAGCCGACTCAGGACTAAAACCATTGCCGCCAAGCAACGACGAGTTGTACAGAGAATATGGAGCAAAAATTAATAATATTAAATCTATAAGTGATGAAGTAATTTATCATCCAACACGTTATAAAATTCTGTTTGGAGCAAAGGCAGTGCCAGATTTACAAGTATCATTTAAAATAGTTAAAAATTCTAATCTTGTTGTAAACAATAACGAATTGAAGGCAGATATTATTAGTTCTATAGATAGATTTTTTGCACTTGAAAATTGGGACTTTGGAGAAACTTTTTACTTCCAGGAACTAAGTGCATATGTAATTTCGCAACTAAGTCCAAAATTAGTAAGTTTCTTAATGGTACCAAAGCAAGTATCTCAATCATTTGGTAGTTTGTTCCAAATTAAATCAGAACCCGATGAAATTTTAATTAGTGGCGCAACAGTCAGCGACATTGAATTCATTGATGAGATTACAGCAGCAGCATTACAAGCATCAGGTGATGTAATACAAACAACTGATGACACAAATTATACTGCAATTCAAAGTAGTGTAAGTAATAATACAACGTACACATCAAGTTCGACTACTTCAACTACTTCAACTAGCACGTCTAGTACAAGTAGTACGTCATCTAGCAATGGAGGCTATAGTTACTAATGGCATTCAACGATAACAATGAATCCAACCAAAACGGGAAAGTTACAAGTAGCGATTTCCTGCCAAAGTTTTTTAGAACTAATGCAAACAAAAAGTTCTTACAAGCAACTTTTGACCAATTAATACAGCCAGGTGAAGCAGAAAAGATTCAAGGATATTTTGGTAGAAAGACTGCAAAAGCATTTGTGCCTTCTGATAACTATGTTGGTGATGTTTCTGCAGATAGATTAAACTATCAACTTGAACCTGCTGTTGTTGTTCAAGATGAATTTGAAAATACAACATTTTACAAAGATTATAATGATTATGTAAATCAACTTAAGGTGTTTGGAGCAGACACAAGAGATCATAGTCGCCTAAACAGTCAAGAATTTTATTCATGGAATCCAAATATTGACTGGGATAAGTTTGTAAATTTTCGTGAATATTACTGGTTACCTAACGGTCCGCAAACTGTTCCTGTTAGAGGACAAGCCAGAGAAGTTAAAAGCACATATACAGTAACTCTAGCAGAAGATGATGATAACAAATCATATATCTTCAACGACGGATTAGAAAAAAATCCTACATTACAATTATATAGAGGACAAACTTATCGTTTTGAAATTGATGTTCCTGGTGATCCAATAGCATTTTCGATTAGTAGAACTTTTACTCCAGGATCTGCAATATTAGTTGCTGGCAATGAAGGAATTAGAGCACCTGGTGTATTTGATGGTACACTATACGATGAAGAAGATGCAAATTATGACTTAGGTGATTTTATTGTTTTGCCTAGTGCAGGTAGTGTTAGTTTTGAAGAAGACGAAAATGTAAGCACACTATACTCTGATGGAATAACAAAATACGACGAAGATGGAAATCCAATATCTCTTGTATACATAGAAAAAGGAACAATTGAGTTTTCAATCCCTGAAAATGCTCCTGATAGATTATATTATATTTCTAAAAATGATATTGATACAAGTGGTTATGTTAGAATTGCTAACATAGAAGAAAACACATTTTTAAATGTTGCTAATGATATTATTGGTAAAAAGACATACACTAGTGCAAATGGTGTAGAATTTACTAATGGTTTAAAAATAAGATTCCAAGGCGATGTTGAACCAGAGATATATTCTTCAGGACAATGGTACGTTGAAGGTGTAGGAGAAAAAATTAAATTAGTAAATGAAACTGATTTAATAATTCCAGCACAATATTCTGAAGACGTTTTTGTTCCTTATGATGATGATAAGTTTGACACGTTACCATTCAGTAACGCAAATAGTTACGCCGGTACAAAAGATTATATTGTTATAAACCGTGCAAGCACAGACAGAAATCCTTGGAGTCGGTATAATAAATGGTTCCATAAATCTGTAATTGAAAAAAGTGCAGAATACAACAATACAACAAATGACACAGATGAGTCTTTTAGAGCTAAACGTCCAATTATTGAATTTGAAGCAGGACTTAAATTGTACAATTATGGTAGTGCTGCTAAAACAGATATTGATTTGATTGATACGGTAACTGTTGATGCATTTTCTTATGTTGAAGGACAAATAGGTTATAAAATAGATGGTGTTGATCTTGCTGATAATATGCGAGTTATTTTTACAGCAGATACCGATAACCTTGTAAACGGAAAAGTTTATACTGTAAAATTTATTCGAATTGGTAATAACAGGCAAATCAGTTTAATAGAAACAGAAGACACAAATCCTCAGAGACTAGAAACAGTACTTGTTACCAAAGGAAGAAAAAATGCTGGTAAAAGTTATTATTACAACGGCGAAGTTTGGAAACTAGGACAAGAAAAAACTACAACAAACCAAGAGCCATTTTTTGATGTCTTTGGAATTGATAAGAAAAGTTTTGGTGACACTGATCAGTATGCAGCAAATACATTTAGAGGAACAAAACTTTTTAGTTACAAAAAAGGAACAGGATCAAACGATTCTGAATTAGGATTTCCACTAAGTTATAGAAATATTAATAACAGTGGAGATATTCTTTTTGAATTTAATTTATTAACAGATTCGTTTAGTTACGAACAAGACACAGATTATTATACAAAATCTATAAATCCAGGATTCTTAAAAAAATATAAGGATTTAACAAATTATTCCTGGGTCAACGGCTATACAAATAATCCAGCAAAAAGTGTACAAAAAGTTTTACGTCAGTATATTGTTACAGAAGATAACGATCAACAAACGTTCCAAGTTGATGTTTATAAAAATGCAGGTACATTAAGTGATATTGTAATTAATGTTTTTGTTAATAACAAAATTAGAAAAGATTATACACTTGATAGAACTAACAAAAAATTATACATAGTGTTTGATCAAGAACTTGAAGAAAATGATATTGTTTTAATAAAAACAAAGTCTTCTGCAAAGAAAAACAACAATGGTTGGTATGATTTTCCAATTAACTTAGAAAGAAATCCGTCTAATGCTGATTTTTCAGAATTTACTCTCGGTGAAGTGATAGATCATGTTGACACTATGATTGAAGATCTTAGAGAATTTAATGGAACATATCCTGGAATTAGTAAT